TGGCCACGAGCATACAACTTGATCTGGAACGAATGGTTTCGAGATCAAAATTTGCAGGACAGTCGACCAGTCGATTTAGACGATGGTCCTGATTCACCTGCAGATTACACATTACTACGTCGCGGCAAACGCCACGATTACTTTACATCAGCATTACCTTGGCCACAAAAAGGCGAGAGTGTAACGCTGCCATTAGGAACAACCGCTCCGATTTTATCGGACGGCACAAAACCTACTTATACACCATTTACAGCAGGAGCATGGTCAAATTCCACAATTCGCGGAGCAAGCGGTTCTGGCGATATTAATCTTGGTGGATTTACCGGCGCAACTGTAGATCTTAAAGTAGGTAACAATTCGGGCTTATATGCTGACCTCTCTGACGCAACAGCTGCAACAATTAACCAATTACGCCAAGCATTTCAGATTCAAAAACTTTTGGAACGAGACGCTAGGGGCGGTACTCGATACACTGAAATTATTCGCGCTCACTTTGGCGTTGTCAGTCCTGATGCTCGCCTTCAACGTCCGGAGTATCTCGGCGGAGGATCGACCGATATCAATATCAATCCGATCGCTCAAACAAGCAGCTCTACTGTTACTGGATCGTCTACCCCTATGGGTACACTTGCTGCTATGGGTACTGCCCTGGCTCATAATCATGGATTTACTCAATCGTTTACTGAGCACGGTGTAATCATCGGATTAGTATCCGTCCGTGCAGACCTTACTTATCAACAAGGCCTACCACGTATGTGGAGCCGATCAACACGATATGACTTCTACTTCCCTGCTTTTGCGCATTTAGGAGAGCAGGCTGTCCTAAACAAAGAAATCTATGTTCAAGGTACATCCGCAGATAATGACGTCTTTGGCTATCAAGAACGCTGGGCAGAGTATCGTTATAAACCATCACAAATTTCAGGCTTATTTAAATCAACTGCTGCCGGAACTCTTGACGGCTGGCATTTAGCTCAGAAATTTAATACATTACCTACACTCAATGAGACATTCATTGCAGACACACCACCATTAGATCGAGCATTAGCAGTAGGCTCGGAAGCTAATGGACAACAATTCCTATTTGACTCATTTTTTGATGTCAAAATGGCTCGACCAATGCCAATGTACTCTGTACCTGGCTTAATAGACCACTTCTAATATGTGGGGCTCAATTATTGGAGCTGGTATTGGAGCTGCTGCTTCCCTTATTGGAGGGTCGCAGCAGAACAAAGCTAATCGAGATATGGCAAATGCTCAAATGGCATTTCAATCTGATCAAACAAAACAGCAAATGGAATTCCAAGAGCGTATGCGGCAAACGCAGTATCAAACTGCCGTTGCAGATCTTAAGGCTTCTGGCCTTAATCCCATGCTTGCCTATTCACAAGGCGGAGCGGGCACACCAGCAGGCGCAAGTGCTGCGGGTGCAACCGCACAAATGGGAAATCCTTTAGGCGAAGCCGGAAATTCAGCAAAAGAAGCTGCGTTAGCAGTTCAACAATATCAAAATATGCGTAATCAGAATGTTCTTATAGAAGAACAGGCTGAAAAAACTAATGCTGACCGTCATTTATCACTTGACCAGGCAGCATACACACGCGCTCAAACTGCACGCGAAATTGAACAAATGCCCGGATACGGCAAATTTGGTCAATTAAGAGACGCTCAAATAAATCAACTGACGTCCTCAAGCGCGCTTCAAGCCGCGCAACAAAAGCAGGCATATTCTCAGACTGCTTATACTAATGAGCTAACTGGATTAGCTAAAACTGGAAGTGCACCTTCCAGCCAAAAACCAATTTATCAAGATATTAAAGGCATGATTCACAATGCCTGGGATAAATTCCATAATTACCCAAAAGCTACTAGACCCTTCGGAGCGATGAAATGAAAAATGCAACTGTATTTTTAAGAACACAATATAACTATGACCACAACGCTGCATCTAATGCGTCCGGGCTGGTTTGTGAGGAACCCACCCGGGCGCAGCAGCACCATAAAGACGAGTGTGACATTAATGTCATCCTTGAGCGTTTCGGTAAAACTGGACAAGTGCCCGTAAACGCAATTAGCGGTACCTATGGCGACTTTTCTGGCGTCCATGACTACCATACCGCATTAAACGCGATAATCGCGTCAGAAAGCGAATTTGCTGCTTTGCCAGCCCAAATTCGCAATCGTTTTCAAAACGATCCTTCAAATCTAATAGAGTTTATGAACGATGAACGTAACACAGCCGAAGCTGAAAAGCTTGGCTTAATCAATGTTTATTCACCTGCTGTAGCAGCCGAAAAACCAGTCACCGAGCCCTCAGAATGAGGGCAGCACAGTTACCTTACTTGATGTAACTGTGCTAGGTGACACCAATCACCTAAAAAACACGATAACCAAGGATATATTTTATGAAAATGATGAGAAAAAAAGTTAATAAATCAAAGTCCGCTAGGACTTTTCGTAAACAAGCCGGAAAAACGGCTTACGCTAACTTAAAAACCAACCCTATGAGGGGTGGTATTCGACTTTAATTAATATAAGGACCACCTCACATGGCCTGTTATCACCTACTGACCGCTTACCTAAGTGGACATCAAACAAATAATGCGACCGGCAAATCATTTCGCCGTGTCTCATTTAAGGAAACTGACGAGCATGATCGTCAGATTTCCCTACCCTGCGGCCAATGTGTTGGCTGCAGGCTAGAACGCTCACGCCAGTGGGCAATGCGCTGCATTCATGAAGCGCAACTAAACGAAAACAATTGTTTTATAACCCTCACATATAATGACGAAAATCTTCCACAAAATGGATCGCTTATCAAAAGCGACTTTCAAAAATTTATCAAACGATTACGTAAATTCATTGCACCTGCAAAATTACGTTACTACATGGCTGGAGAATACGGCACAAGCTTCGGCCGACCTCACTTCCATGCCTGTATCTTCGGATACGATTTTCATGATAAGAAATTACACCAGAGGACTACCTCTGGTTCTTTCTTATATACATCCAAAGACCTTGAAAAGCTCTGGACATATGGTTATTCCTCCATTGGAGACGTTACATTCGAGTCAGCTGCTTACGTTGCTCGATACATTATGCAAAAACAAACAGGAAAAGTAGACCCAAATCACTATACATTCTGTGACTTACAAACCGGTGAGCTAATTAAATTACAACCTGAATACAATCAAATGAGCTTAAAACCCGGTATAGGCGCAGATTGGTATAAAAAATATAAAAATGACGTCTACCCCCACGATTTTGTAGAAATTCGTGGAAAAAAAATAAAACCACCTAAATACTACGATCAACTTTATTCTAAGGAAAACCCTTATGAATATGATCAAATACTTTACAACCGAGAAAAACAAGCTAAACTACGACCAGAAGAACATAGTTATGAACGCCTGCTCGTCAAAGAAACGGTTACAAAAGCTAAACTTCAAAAACTAAAACGAAAACTCACATAAGGAAAAAAACCTCATGAAACAAATCATTTGTACCGTTAAAGATCGAGCCGCAGACGCCTACGGACGTCCGATGTTCGTCCCTTCTGCTGGAGTAGCAATCCGTTCTTTCTCTGATGAAATTAATCGTAATAATGCTGATAATCAGCTTTTCAACCACCCCGACGACTTCGACCTATATGAATTGGGCGAGTTCGACGATAACAGTGGATTATTCGCTTTACATGAACAACCAAAACTATTATCGTTAGGTAAACAAGTAAAAATATCCTAACTAAACACACCTCGTGGAAGGGCGGGGCGACAGCCCCACCCTCTTCCAGAGGACACTACCAAGGAAAACAATGCACCGCAATCGCTCAGTAAATACACACCAATTCGCAATGGTGCCACGCGCTGATATACCACGTTCAAAATTTGACGTACAAAGCGCACATAAAACTACACTCGATTCGGGCTACCTTGTACCCGTATACGTGAACGAAGTGCTCCCAGGGGACACGTTTAACTTTAAAATGACTGCCTTCGCACGAATGGCAACACCAATCTATCCAATTATGGATAATATGAAGCTAGATAGCTTCTTCTTTTTCGTCCCAAATCGTTTGTTATGGAATAACTGGCAAAAATTTATGGGCGAACAAAATGACCCGGGCGATAGTATTTCATATATCGTCCCAACAACAACAAGCCCTGAAGGTGGTTACGCAGTAAACAGCCTTCAAGATTATATGGGCTTACCTACGGTTGGACAAATCGGTAATACTGCAACCGTAACTCATTGCTCGTTCTGGCCACGAGCATACAACTTGATCTGGAACGAATGGTTTCGAGATCAAAATTTGCAGGACAGTCGACCAGTCGATTTAGACGATGGTCCTGATTCACCTGCAGATTACACATTACTACGTCGCGGCA